TAAAATGCTACTGGCTGGCCCGTCTAAGGCTGGAAAGTCGTTTGCCCTCATCGAGTTATGTACTGCCATTGCCGAAGGCCAGAAATGGCTTAATTGGGAATGCGCCCAGGGGAAGATTTTATATGTCAATCTGGAATTAGATCGGGCTTCCTGTCTGCATCGATTCAAGGATGTATACCAGGCACTAGGCTGGACACCCAATAATTTAAGCAATATCGATATCTGGAACCTTCGGGGAAAGTCAGTCCCAATGGATAAGCTGGCCCCGAAGCTGATCCGGAGAGCACAAAAGAAAAACTATATCGCAATCGTGATTGACCCAATTTATAAGGTCATCACCGGTGACGAAAACAGCGCAGATCAGATGGCTAATTTCTGTAATCAGTTTGACCGGGTATGCACTGAGCTGGGCGCCGCCGTGATCTATTGCCATCATCATTCGAAAGGTGGCCAGGGCGGCAAAAAGTCCATGGACCGGGCCTCTGGTTCCGGTGTATTTGCCCGGGATCCGGACGTGCTCATTGACTTAATCGAACTTGATCTGAATGATAATTTACTTAAACAGGAAGAAAATAAGGCTGTTTGCAAGGTCTGTAAAAACTTCCTTGAAAAACATGTGACTGATTGGGATGATGATGTTTCCCAGGATGATCTGCTTAGTGAAAAGGCCATGCTAGACATCAGTAAAGAGCTTTTAAGTAAGGCACAGTATCAAAGCCTTCAGCAGCTCATTGAACCCGCCAGAAAATCCGTATATGGCCGTACAGCGTGGCGAATTGACGGAACCCTTAGAGAGTTCCCTAAGTTCCCAGCGGTTAATCTGTGGTTTGATTACCCGGTGCACAATGTGGATCATGTCGGGGTGCTAAAAGATGTGGATACCGATGGAGCGCAGCCGCCATGGAAGAAGAATTTAGCAAATAAGAAAACGCCTGAGGATCGAAAAAAAGAACGACTTGATTCATTGGATATGGCTATTAAATGCTGTTCATTCGATAACGTAGCAACGGTGAAAGCGTTGGCTGAATACATGGGTAAGTCCGAAAAAACTGTTAGGCGTGATGTAAAAGAACACCCTGATTATGAGATTATTAAAAACGAAATTAAAGAGAGGGACAGGGACAAAGTCGAAGAAATGTCAAATGTCAATTAATGTAAATTAGGGACAAAGTCGAGAGGGACACGTGTCCCTTAGGGACAAACCCCGAAAATGTCCCTGTCTGTCCCTTTTTGTTTTCAGGGACAAAGTCGAGAAATGTCCCGAGAATGTCCCTAGGGACAGGGACAGGGACAAAGTATATATATATATATAAATTTGTCTGTCCCTCCGGTCATGGGGGAACAGAGGAACAGGGGCTATGAGCTTCGCCCCTGTAACCCTCGGTCCCCTATCCCATGACTAAAAGTTTTTTCGCTAAATTAAAAAAGTAAGTTAGGAGAGCAAAACAAAATGAAAAATGAGAAAGAATATATATGTGTAAAAAAATGCCCGGAGCTGGATGAGGATAATTTACCACATTGTGTTACAGAAAATCCAGACATGGCGTTTAA